AGAAGACCCGAGTGCAATTCTCGGCTACTCCACCATCTAAACAATGAAATTTAGGGGGTAGAGTTAGGATCGATTCACAGATAAAACATACTGGAGTTAAATGGTTGACTACCTATAGTCATTTATAAACGCAAATAATAACTTTGCAATGGCAGCTTAATCTGCTATAAGGGTTTGATAGTTTTCCTAGTAACAGAAAAACTATCGTATATTGATATGAATAGTAAAATAAACATAAGTGATTTTGTAATTGAACTTCCACAAGTCAAATTTAATCCTGATGACTTCTTAAAATTATACGACAAAGATTATAAATTTCAAATCTATACAAGCTCACATGGAAACGTATCACCACAAGAGGTGAGTTACGATAAAAAACTATTAGAAGAACCAATAGTAAAACATTATCTTAATGTATTCAAAGACTTTAAGATGAATTTTAATTACATAGACGCTGATAAAGGTACAGGATTTGCTGGTTACAATTTAGTTTGTGGTGATTATACTAATGCAGGACTATTAAGACATGTTGATACCTATAGGAATGCTTCTATAACGTTTCCACTTTCTTGGCCACAAGCAATAAATTTTCATACATCACCAATAAATAGTAATAAACGTATTGATAATTGGTTTACAGATATTGTATTCACTTATGAGTATCCTTCGTCTATTGTTATATTAAACACAGGTATTCACGCACACTCGGTTAGTCCGACAACTAAACCTAGGCTTCAATTTCAGTTTGATTGCTACAATACTTGGGATGAAATCAAAGAATTAGTTAAATCACTATGAGCTTGACAAATAACTATATTGTGATATAATATTATTATAAAGTGAGGTAAATTATGGCAGATAATTACGATAGAGATTCGCATGAGCATGATATGACTTATGAGAATGAACAATCAATGGTAACAATACCATTAAAAGAATATGATAAGTTAAAAGAACAAGGTCAATACATAACTGATCCTAGTTTAATTAGTATCATAGATAAAATAGAAGAACTAACAAGAGCATTAAGAAAACATATAGTAAGAAAATTCTGATGTTAATGAATAGTAAAAAGTTTGCTCAAATAATAGAGGGCATAGTCAAGGACAAAAGAATATCTTATTTGGATGCAGTATTGCATTATTGTGAGAACAATGATATTGATACAGCGTCTGTAGGTCCTTTAATAAACAAATCACTAAAAGAAAAAATAAAAGCAGAGGCAGAAAAACTGAACTTGGTTGAGCGATCAAGTACAGCAGTTTTACCTATATGAAGAAAAAAATATTACTAGTCAGCGGTTGTAGTAATACAGATCCGAAATATACATCTTTGCAACATCCTGATATGGATTGCGATTGGCCTAAATGGCCAGAATTATTAGCAAAGAGTTTAGATATGGAGTGTATTAATCTTGCAGAAAATGGAGCAGGTAACGAATATATTTACAGCACCTTGATTGATAAACTTCAGACTATTGAACCTTCAGATATAGGATTATGTATAGCAGCTTGGTCAACTGCTAATAGACGTGATTATGAAAGTAAAGGACGATGGAGAGGTCACATATATAGTTATAATGAACCACCATTTTTATTAAAAAAAGAATATATGACAGATTTAATTGATAGATCATTAAGATATTTTTATAGTTTTCAAAGTGTGTGCCACAATTTAAAGATACCTTATAGACAATTTGCTATGATGTCTTTGTATCAAAATTATGGATGGCAAGAACTTATGAGAAGAAGAACCGAGAACTTTCCTGAAGATGAAATTCAACAAATACCTATAATGAATAAAAGACAAATATTAACAGACAACGAGAAAAGATGGCTAAATGAATTTGAACTAGAGTGTGCTTATCACATAAAAAAAAGTCCATACTATAATATAATAGATCAAAACTTTATAGGTTGGCCTACTTCTTCACTATTAAACGGTTATAATATGTCATATAAAGTATTACTTAAAGATTGTATAATATCAGAATTAGATTCACATCCTAATGCAAAAGGACACGTACAAATAGCGAAATTTTTACATGAACTCTTATGAAGCATATACACTATATCTGGCTATTAAATTACACTTCACTTCCGATAGTTATGATTTTTACAAGCACAATGCCAAAGTTAATTCATCTTTTAACACATTTTTGAAACGTAATGATAGGTTTTTCTTTCATAAACTCACTACTAAATATACGAAGGAAGAGATGTTAGAATATTTTGTAAGTAACTTCTTCCATAATAGTAAAACATGGATAGGCAATTTAGTTAGAGCAGATGGCGAAACTACATACAATAAATGGCGAAAGTATAATCAATCTTTTACGTACAATTTTAGAAGCGATTGTGTACTACTCAATAATAGGATTAATGCTGATGGGATTCGCTTTGATGATTTGTTTCTCGTTTCTAATGGGCAGCATCCACAATTGCTACGATTATTGTTGTCGGAACAAATCTCAATTCAAAGTGTCATCATACTTGACAAAGTGTTGGGTTTTGTTAAACGTTGGGATAAAGAAATTAAAGAAACTATTATCTGGCCTGAAAAATCATTTAAGTTAAAGAAACTCAATCCGTTTGTTAAATTTAACTTAACAAAGTGTAAGTTTATAATGAAAGAGGTGTTTGTATGAGTGAAGAACAAAAACTAACCGAAGAACAAGTAAGAGAAGAATATAGACAGCAACGTAAAGATAAAACATTTGCTCAATGTTGGCCTGCTAATAATGATAGTTTTTATGAGTGGTGTTCAGGTTACCTAGACTATCAACACATAACAAAAAAGAATAGAAATAAAAATAAATGAGTGAGTTATTAACAAGAATAGCACTATACGGCGATGTTTTGCCTTTGAAAATGATGTTAGATTATAAAAAATTTGAGAAAGGTTTAAAATTATTTGATGATAAATGGGTGCAGTATAATCCTAGAAAAAACATTCCTAGAGAAGGTTTAAGTATTACTAGTTTAGATGGTGGTTTTTCTGGCATACCAGATTTAGATTCATTAAAGGAATATAATGAACAACATAATGTAAACCTTGATGAGCCAGATATTACAACTAAAACACCCTTTTACCCTTATGTTGAATCAGTATTAGGAAAATTCAAAAATCATTTAGGAAGAACTCATCTTATTAGAAAGTACGCTGGTGGACAATTCCCATCTCATAGGGATGGTTATGAAAGAGAAATACCTTCATTTAGGTTGTTTTTACCAATCTATAATTGTAATCCACCATTTAATTATTTTATTTTAGATGATAAGATTTTGCATTTTCAACACGGTAAATTATATTTTTTAAATACACTTAAAGAACATATAGTATTTACAAGTGCTCGTGGTGATAAAGGACACTCAATGTATATGGTAGCAAATATTACACTAAACGAAGAGTCAGCAGACTTGGTATTACATAATATGGAAAGTAGTTAATGACAATTGAACCAATAAAAGAAAAACTAGATGATAAGATTGCTAAATTAAACTCAAGCAGAGTTTATAAAAAGGTTACACCTAGAGGTGACTTATCATGGTATATAAAATGGGCAAGTAGTATTGTATTAATCATTGCTATGATGTTTACAGCAGTAGAATTGTTTCCTATAAACATGTGGATTGCTAACATAGGTTTCATAGGTTGGTTAGTTGTAGGTATGCTATGGCATGATAGATCACTAATGGTATTGAATGCTATATCACTTGCAATATATTCAATGGGTTTATTGAATTATTATTATGGTTAAATATTTTGATGAAGAATGGCCTAAAGAAGAGGAGATGTTAAGAATAGGTTTAGAGATGTCAAGGAAGAATAAAGCAGATAGATTTCCTACTGCTGATGAAAGATGGCCTAGACAAGGTATAGTTATGAAGAATAGAGTTTTTATTATAGGTAATGGTGAAAGTCGTAAAGATTTTGACTTGACAAAGTTAAGAGAACATGGTAAGATATATGCCTGTAATGCTTACTATAGAGATAATCCTTTACCAGATGTATTGATCGCAGTTGATAGCACAATGACACACGAAATATATCACAAGGGTGTTGCTCATAAGATACCATGTTATTTTAGAGAATGGACTAAATGTCCTAACTTCATGTATGAAACAATGTTACAAGGTATGTTACATACACAGGACAAAGATGAGGCAGATAAGATAGTTACCAATGCAGATAAAGGTGACATGTTTGTAATGAATGCTCACACAATCAAAGGTGAGGCAACAATAAGAAAAGAAGACGGCACGAAGTATAAGAAAGATGTTGACAATACCCACATCTATGTATCTTGGATAACAGACGGCGATAAGACACAAGAATGGGAAGATCCTGGCTATCATGCTGGTGCAACAGCAGGCCATGTTGCATGTAAGTATGATAAACCTACCGAAGTCTATATGATAGGTATGGATTTAAGGTCAGATACAAAATATTATAACAACATTTACAAGGGTACTAAAAACTACTCATCAGCACACTTTGAACCCACACCTACAGGTATATGGGAAGCAGAGTGGTTACGAGTATTGAAAGACAACCCTAAAGTGCAGTTTTATAAAGTCAATAAGTCAGATGATGATAAACCCACTAATAAAGAACTATTAGGAAATGAGAAGAATTTAACATATATCACACAGGCACAGCTGCTTGACAGATTGAGTGCAAAGTGATATAATAGACATATGTTTGATGAAATTTTATATAAGATTTTAGACAAGATTTCTACCTTTATAGAAAAGGTGAAAAAAGTTGTTAATGATAAGAAAAAGAAGCATAAATAATACTATACTTACATTAATACAAATACGTACAATAATATATACAAGGAGATAATACAATGTCAAGTGCATTAGAAGCCCTAAAGAAATCAAAGTCCAACTTTGATATACTAACAAAGAAGTTAGAAAATACCATAGAACAACCAGAAAAGAAAAACAAGTACCAAGACGATAGGTTATGGAAACCTGAACTAGATAAGTCTGGCAATGGTTACGCTGTAATCAGATTTTTGCCTGCTGTTGAAGGTGAAGATATGCCATGGCAGAGAGTCTGGCACCATGCGTTTCAAGGACCAGGTGGTCAATGGTATATTGAGAACTCTTTAACTACACTAAACAAAAAGGATCCTGTTAGTGAAGAAAACACAAGGTTGTGGAATACAGGCATAGAAGCCGATAAAGAAATTGCTAGAAAAAGAAAAAGAAAGTTACAATACTATTCTAATATTTTTGTAGTAAGTGATCCTAAACATCCAGAGAACGAAGGCAAAGTATTCTTATTCAAATTTGGTAAAAAGATATTTGATAAGATTACTGAAGCAATGAATCCTGCTTTTGAAGATGAGAAGGCTGTTAATCCGTTTGATTTTTGGGAAGGTGCAAACTTTAAACTAAAAATCAGAAAGGTTGATGGTTATTGGAATTATGATAAATCAGAATTTGAGCCAGTTAGTAGATTAAAACCTACTGATGATGAGATTGACAAAATATGGAAATCTCAATATGCTCTAAAGCCCTTCATTGATCCAAGTAATTTTAAATCTTATGAAGAAC